TGACCTGCTATTAGTTGGTCCTCCAGGCACTGGTAAAACAACGACCGCGCACGCCATAGCAGATGCGCTAAATGCAGACCTGCACGAGTTCAATACATCAGATGAGCGCGGTATTGATTTTGTACGCACGCGCGTGAAGGAACTTGCTACTCAAAGAGGATATGGTGAAGCCACTATCATTCTACTGGATGAGGCTGACGGTCTCACCAAACAAGCACAAGATGCTCTACGCAGAACAATGGAAACAGGGCATGCACTATTCATACTTACAGCAAACGAGGGAGCGAACATCACACCGGCTATCAGTTCACGTTGTCATACCTTTACGTTCCGCTCTTACAATGCTGGAGAGGTACTAACTCTCCTAAAAACGAAATGGGTACAGACTACAGAGGAGAATGCTGTAGCAGTGTGCTCTGCTTGGAATGGTGACCTCCGAGAGATTACAAGAGCCATACACTTCTCAGGTAGCGTGCATGACCTAATGGTCAAAGCAGGTGCCGCAGCAGAGGCATACTCTGCCCCCGCACTATCTCTAGTAGGTGGTGATTGGGTGGCTCTCAGACAAGAACTAATCGCTTTATCAGGTGTGGCTGGACAGTCTAACTTGAGCATTTTGAACAGGTTGCACGATAGGGTGCGACAACTTGATATGGAACCTGCTAGGTTCCACCACTATTCCCGCGTTTGGGGAGACGCAGTGTTAGCCACACATCAATGGCCTCTTGGAAGAGAGGGGTTCATTGACTGGTTTGTGGGTAGCCTCGCTTCTCAGTGGGAAGGGAAGAAGTGAAAAAATGGAATATGAAGCAAGTGAAGAAGTAAAAGAAAGACTGCACTGGTATGCTGAACAACACAGCATATCCGAAGAGGCTGCTACTAAGCAGTTCTTGGATTATATCGAGGAACATCTCGGTATCGTCAACCCGCACGAAGAGGATGAAGATTTCCTAGTCGATGCAGCGGAGACCTTTGTAGTCGAAAGAAGAGTGATGCAAAGCCCAGGCGGCACAAGTGAAGAACTGGTCGGCTGTTTTGTAGCAGTAGAGGCAAAAGTACGAGACAAGCGTGAGAGAGTGCGTAATGAAGCACTAGACAAGGCTAGGTCTGACCTCAGTGAAGCGATAGAGAGTGGCGTTGTAGCCCGCGCCTTCGTTGAGACAGGAGTATGGATGCTAGAGAAGGCAGGCGGTATCGTCGCCTCAACCCAAGAGAGGTTTGTAGAAGGAGAGGACCCTTGGTTCCTCGTTAGGGACAGTGGCATGACGCTATGTCTACTACAGAGCAACCCTGATTGGGCTAGGCATGGCGAACCAATAGGTCCGTCTCTGTTCAGCAGAACGTACAGGTTCCTCGGTAACACCAAAGAACAGTTCAGTGACGATATGACCCTACTTAGGATAGACGTCAGTGGCTCTACTGAGGACTCGGTATCACAATCCGTCAAGATAGGACAGCCTTGTAGCATTAGAGTACGCCCACAGGGCAACGTCAGCGAGGGCTGGGAAGATGTATGGAGAGGAGCAAACAACTTCTTTGCCAATGTCAACTACAATGACGGGTTCGTAGACAAGGAAGACAGGCAATACCTCAAGGGAGAGATACTCATGGGTGGCATGGACTCCTATGTATCTGACCTAACAGAACTTATGGAAGTATATCAGAATGGCTCTGAGAAGGTACCAGGCATAGACAATTTGGTCGGGCCTTTGGTCTGTATCAGCGGTCGTGTGACAGATATTAACAGAACAGGCTATGATAGCGAATATGACCCGTGGGGTAAGGACTACACCATGAGAGTGTCCTCTTTCCAACTACAGAGAGAGTTCGTCGACAACATGTTCCGCAGAGAGGTCTCTGTAAGAGTACATGGCTTCCTCGGTGATATGAATCATGGGTTTGAGTACGAAGGGCGTGATGGCTTCAAGCCATACGCGGTTAGGTCTCAAGTCTACATCTTTGGACGTCTAGGCATTCGTGTCACAGACGAAGGGGAAGTACCAACTATCAAAGCAACAGGTATCTATGCACCTCCACGCCTAGCCATACCGGCTGGCGAGGGCGGTGACACAAGCCTAGGTCAGTTCGGTGGTGGGAACTGATGAGTGGATTCAAAGCACTCAAGGACAAAGAGTCGGCTCTTTCTAACGAGTCGCCCCCCGAAGTACCGCAACAAAGTAACTACAAGCCTATGAAACAAGAAGGTAAGAAGACAGAATGGTTTGCTGAAGAGGTAGAACCGATTACAGGAGAGTTTACCGGAGTTATTGGGGACGACGGTACCTGCAAGACAGCAATCGTTCTAAACGGCATACCTGAAGGACAATGTTGCCTTATCATCGATTTCGATGGTGGCGGACAGAGACTTAGGGATTCGTTCTATCCGAACAGGAGGTCTGAGTTCAAATGTCAGAATCCTTGGGTAATGCAGTCTGGTGACTCTAGAACCGCTTACGACTACCCTGCTACACACAACAAGACGATGGGAATAGCAGAACAGGCTCTAAAGTGGGCTAAGACCCAACTAGACGCCTCCTATGACGGACCCAGGCTCCACACAGTCCTAGTGACTGCTGTAGACCTATGGGACAGTGTCGCTAAGTCGTGTATGTTCATTGAAGACCTAGGAACTGCGCCTGATGGTATAGGCGCCTCTATCAGTCCACAAGAGAAGGTGGGTATGAGGTTCAACTGGCAAATTAGGACTACTAGGTTCCATCAATTGACATCTATGTGCCGTGAATTGACACGATTGGGGGTCAATGTGGTGTATGAGACACATTGGAACTATGAACAAAAGGCAGATGGCACATCAACTGGTAAGAAGTACCCAAAGTGGGAAAAGCAGACCAGTAACTACCTGCATACCATCATTGAGATGACTAGGACTACTACTAGGGACGAAGAAGGGCGTCTAACTGGTGAGACTCGATATGAGGCTCATTTCAGCAAGGCACGCTCCCAACCTAACCTACTAGACCAAAGCAGATTGGTGATGGCTACCTACAAGGATGAACCACTAAAGTGGCACGGCCTACCCGAACTGCTTGGTGATGGTCAATGACCTGTCCCGACTGTAACGGCACAGGCATTATCGTGACAGTAGTCTACAATCCTGACGGGGAAAAGGAGCCCTGTCCTGTTATGTGCGGGTGTAATGAGCCCGACCGAAAAGACTTTATACACGATGTATGCGAGGCCGCGCCAAAATCGGGGTACTGCTCTAAGGAGGGAGTAGTATTACCCGAGTGACACTAGGCAAGGCTGCACTGACGTCATTCTTAACGGGTTTTGGGCCTGGGGTGGGGGACCTCAGGCTCAAGGCTCAACAAATGAGACTGACTGGCACGGTAGCACTGCCCACTCACATGTTACATACCTCAGTGAGTGCTGATGTGGTAGACTCCGGTGACATAACCATAGCAGACCTAACTAAGGTGCTGGCTTTCATCAAAAGCCTCCCTAAGGATTCCATGGTCACTCTATGGCAACCGAAGAACTCAGCATTGAGGCTCTTATCTGGTAAGACCAGCCTCAACCTACCTACCACCGACTACGTGCGTTCATACAAGAGCGTAGGACAAGCAATGACTCTGTTGAAAGAAGCAGAGTCTAACTTGTGGAAGTCGTGGGCGGGTAGAGCGCTTACATGTTACGGAAAGATAGACTCTGAGAGCCTCTATCAAGTCAAGTCAAGTGAGAAGATAGTAGGTAAAGACCTCCCAATCACTTGCGAGTTTGACACTAGTGAAGCCCTTCTATCTATCAATATAGGTAACAAAGGCGGGGCAAAGATGAGCATTGGTATAGACTTGGAAGATGTAGACGGCCCGAGTGAGGTCTGTAAATCGTCATTTGGTAGTTGGTTACCTCACGCTTTGCTGACCATACCTCAAGGGACAGTAGAACTATACACTGCTGATGACTTCGTTGCTATATTCCGACACACTACTAGAGACCATCTCTTGTTAGTGATGGACAAGAGGAGTGATTGAATGCAACGTTTAGTGAAATGTTTCTGTGGCTGGCAAGGGTTCAGTGACAGGGAGAGTAACTGCCCTGCGTGCAACAGACAACTCAACATCATCAAATGCGAGGGGTGTGGTGAATGATATACACAACTACTATGGATTTCAAAATGGACTACAATCAAGGAAGGAGGTATTGGCCTGATAGTAGATGATTACTACACCAATGGTGAGACCCCACTCATCTACACACGTTTCAGAGATGAAGATGGACAACTCATAGAGGACACAGTGAAGGGGTACAAGCCTTACTTTTGGATACCTGCTAATGTAGGTGACTACAGGAAGCGTCGGTTACTGACGCGCTATCCTGGCACTCAAATA